CTCATGCACATAATCATCACCATCAAAGTGTGGATCAACGCCCATTAGAACGGCGGTATCTCGTCATCAAAGTCTATGTCAGGCACCTTAGCCTTATCAAGACTCTGAGTTTGCTGCTGCTGGCTCTCTGAGAGGGCGAGAGACATATAGTTGCCACCATCCTTAGACTTCTTCCAACCTGCTAGTTTTAACTTGGTGTCATCTACTGGCCCTGAGTAGTCGGGTGCTTTCTCGTTGCCCTTCTTATCGTTCTCAAACATAACGCCTAGCTTTTGATATACCTCAATGATCTTCATGCCAGCTTTTGTCTGATCTGCTACAAGTACAATCTTACTATCGTGACCCTGATTGTTGAGCTTGCCCTGTAATATCATGCGCTGCGTATCAAATGGTTTGAATGCTGCGCCTGAGTTAGTGTTGTCGTACTCTGCCATGCTTTTGGCTCCTGTATTTACCAGCTATTGCCAGCGGTTTTGCTGCCGCTATCTGCGGCGTACTTGTTGCCATCCATCTTCCCAAGGAAAACGTCAGCGTTAAACCCTAAGTGTGATAGGGCTTTGGTTAGGCCGTCAGTGACAGCCATCTTCGGTGCATCCTCGGCAAGTCTGCCTTTCTTTGCATCAAAGAACTTACGGCACCCAGTAAAGGGGCCAAAGGCATTGACCAACTCACCGTGCCATACCTGTACGTCTGCAACTACAGCCTTGTCACCGTTGGATAGATCAATGAATCTAGTCTGGTTGATCCAGCCCCACCCTTTACCGATGGGGCCAAACTCTGCAGTAGCGCAGCGTATCTGATACATAGGATCAATAGCTGTAAATGATCGTGCGCCAAAGCTCACTTGCTTTAGGAACTTAGGGTCTGATTGCTCAACCCTGTTCCATATATCTAGGTTATCCATCTGCTTCTCCATTACGCAGTGTGTTAATGCCAATATTGTAGACACACTCTTTGTAGAATGCCTCTACCTCGTCCATATTTTTTATGTCACGAAGGCGTTCAGCTACATACCGTAGATTAACAGCGCCCTCACGCTTTTGATTAAGCGTTGCCTTTGCTTCAAGTCTTGCTCTAGCAGCAGCAGCTTCTTGAAGTTTAGCCATTTTAGTTGGACGTCCGCGTTTTCTTTTCTCAACCATTTGTATTCTCCTTACCATGGCTTTCGTTCTATTTCTTTTAGAACATTCTTTATATTTTTTACTTCATAAAAGTGTGGGTATAATATTCTATGCTCCCTTCCTATGCTTCTATTATACACTGGCTTAAACTCTTGAATAAGACTTGACTCACAACGCTCAGCTTTATCTCTATCTTTAAATTCTTGATAGATAATATGACCTCTCGCTGTACTTGCGTAAGGCTTTCTGGTTCTAAAGTGAGACTTTATTCTTTCTTCTAAGTTTTTAGACACACCAATGTAGTCTACATCAATGCCATATTTACCACGCATATCTGGTATGAAAGCATAAACCCCTATCATTGCTTTGCACTTTCTTTGCGTGTTGATATTCTAAGTGAACCGCGCTTGTCTCTACGTATAGTCAACAAGTCACAGTACACTTCCCGTTCATTATCTCCCACCATTTGCTTGAGGCTTTTCTTGGCTGACTCAAACGATTTGGCATAGGCTTCGTTGCCAATGTAATCGTGAGCTATAGATGTAAAGTGATTGTCGCTGTTAGCATCACGCTTAATCATATCATCTACAGGTATGTTATCTATCTTCATAGTTTCTGGCTGATCGTAGCCAAGTGGCTCTGTGTCTGTATCTACATGATGCCAGAATTGTTTGATCGCAGTCATCATAAGATTAAAGTATGACTCGCTCCATGCAATGTGCGAACACTCCCACTTGTTGTTGCCAAAGAAAGCAGAGAGGAAGCATCCGTCTTTGCCAGACAGCTTCATGTAACACTGCAACTGTGGCATGTAGTATTCAATCAGCGCATCCATAGTGTTGTATGAATTGGTATGTTTGCACTCAACGATAGAGTCACTACACATACCATCAATCGTACCCTTCATAGGTACACCATCAACATTGCGTTGATATTCATATTGATGTTTAGTTATAAAGAAAGCACCGTCATCTGCTGGCATGTTTTCCTCAAACCACTGCATGTTGAATGACTCAGTGTAACTACCCATGCGTACCGCAAGGTTGTCATTAAGATCAGGGCTAGGTATCTTGCCCGTCTTGATCTGCCATAGATCATACCAATCTCCCTGCATAATTTTTACACAGTCAGACCCACCTATAAATCCTGTACGTTTCATAACATTCTCCATTGTTATCAAGGCTATTTGTACTGCATATGTGCAGCAACATCAACAGCTATTTTAAATAATTCCTCAAGCACCAGCACCAACTCGCTGCGCCATTGGGATATACTCATGTCTTGCTTTCTGCCACCGTCCCTTTCTATCTGCATTTCTATCAGGTGATTCAGTCTCTCCACTCGCTTCTCTAATATGCCAATCTTTTTTAAACGTGTTGTGCTTAGAGGTAAGCTCTTCAATCGTTGCATTGGCGGTCTTGTCACCTTGTTCCTCCCTTAGTCTAGTCTCATAGGTAAATCTGTATTCATCCAGTTCATCATCTGTAACTGTAGTTGTATTAACTAAGCCGTGCGATAGCCGACCATATAAATAATCAACTGGCACATAGTCTTTGGCTTTGATTCTTTTTTCTATGGCAGTGAATGGATTAAAGTCCCACTCGCTCTTGCCTTCTGTAGCTACAGCACGATTGGTTTCGTCAGCAGCAGACTTGGCAGCAGTGACAAACACTTTGACAGACGGCCAGTTACGCGCTCCATGGATGGCGCGTACCTGTCTGTCTGTTCTCTCTAAAAACAAATCAATCAAACCATCGTTGACATGATTGGGCATGATGCCATTGATGTCTTGCACAATAAACTTCATTTCTTGCAATAGAGTTTCGTTGGTCATGCCTTGCGGTGGTGTGTACCGCTTGAGTGTAGCTTGCAGCCACTTGCCTATGGCTTGTGTTCTATAGTTATAATCAAGTTGTGCCATTGCGTTTATCCTCCAAGCTAAACACATTATCATCCCACTGTGCATTGAGTATGTCATCAAGGCGTGAGTCATTGTTGCTATCAAAGTGTGATAGATCATCTTCCCATCGCTCTGCGTTGAGCCATGTAGCAGGGTGAGGAATGAAGCGTATCTCTGTGTTGACACTAACTAACTGAAACTTTTGTGCAGCTTCTATAATTACTTCTGCACTTTCTATTTCACACGCTAATGTAAATGCTGCACGCGCTACGCCTTTACCTATTCGTCTTGGGTATGACTGCCAAAATAATTTGAACTCTTCTGAGTCTGGAACTCTTGACTTTCTTGCCATGCTATTCTCCTAAAAGCTGCTGCTCTTTGTATAATTCTCTCAAACTCCTCGCCTGACATGATGACTAAGGTTTGAGGTTTACCCGTTTTTCGTTTGTAAAAGGCTATGTCTCTGCCTTTTGTGCGCTCTAAGACAGTGAATGGACTAGGGAAGTTAGACTTATCTCTGTATTTAACTTCACCTACCAACCATCGCTGTCCGTCCAATGTGAGGTGAATGTCTCCACTCCATTCTCCACCGAGCGCTCCGCTAAGGGGGACTCGTTTGCACTCAACGCCGATTGACTTGAGCCATTCAACGAACCATTTTTCATGGTAAGTCCCTTTGTTTTTATTTTTGTTTGCCATTTGTCCTCCTCATAGCAAGGCATGCATAGAAACCAATGCGTCTTAGGATACTTCCCCGACAGTATAGCTACATAGTACCTACACTCTTGATCGCAGTGATCGCAGTAAGCTGACTTACCTTTGTTTGATTTGTAACTCACAGTCTAACGCATCAATCCAGCATGATAACATAAAGCCACTAGGTATACGCTTCTGTGTCTCCCATTTCTGCACTAACCCGTCTGAACATCCTATCTTAAAGTCCAAATCATTTTGAGATAGCTTTAAGTCTTTTCGCCTACTAATAAGTTCACCTATTATGTAGTCGTAAGGTTTCATTTTGGTGGGGTAAGTTTACGTTTGTCGTAATTAGGATGTGCGCCCATTAATAACTCTAGCATTCTCCATACTTTCTTAGCTGTACTATACCTTAACTCTGAACCATTGAGAGTTCTGTAGTATGTAGAGGTAGGTACACCAGCTTTGATGAAGGCTTTAGCCAACGGTACATTAGCTTCCGCAGCTTTCTTAATTAGCATGTCATAATAACTATCCATGCTATCTAGTACTGCGACTATGCAAACTTGGTCAAGTGCTCCTTGATTAATTGCTTTGCTTTTTCTGTCAAAGAATACTCCATCACTCTGCCTGTACTGGAATGAAATACTAAACCCTCGCGGTTAAAGTAAATGGGGTGCATTCGCTGTAGCTTATCTACTGCTGACTGTCTGCTTGTCTTTGATACTTCCGCAAGAGCTTTAGTTGTTATCATCTGCTTGCGTACTTCAAGTATCTTTGCAGCTAACAGTAATTTCATGCGGTGATTCGTAATTGTATTTGCCATTCCGTATCTTTCTTATGAACTTAATGCCATGATCTATAGCGTACCTTCTAAGGGTTGCTTGTTTAGTGTTTAAGATACGAGCCGCTACATCCACAGTGTAATGATTACACAATAATTGCAGCAACTCTATCTTCTCTCTCTTGTGCCTTGCTTTAATCTCAGGCCAAGTCTCAAGGTAATCAGCCATCGCCGCCGCACTCTTGGCATGTTTCATAACGTGTTTCTATGTACCCACCATTGACATAATCAATAATAGGTACATCCTTTTCCGTTACGCCTTCACCATAGCAAGTACCGCAATAGCTAGGCTTCTTGTCTGGTTCAGTAGGGTATGTCATCGTCTATCTCCACTAAATGCTGCTGTTCTTCCCAAGCCTTCGTTGCACGTTGAATAAATTTATCTCTGTTGAAACGAGGATTGGTTTGCTCCAATTCATCAGCAAAGACATGAAGGTGAGACGGCCAGCTAACTGACCGCCCCAACATATCAGCTATAAACTCAAGCTGCTGTTTGTGTAGTATCATCGTCATCATTATTCTCCCTGATCCATCTTTTTAGCCAATAATTGCTATCGGCCACATGCTTAAAGGCTTCATCAAGAGTTTTATCAGGAACCTCTCTTGTCGCATCTAACTCTATTAGCGCCCTGTGGATTGCATCTAAGGCTTCTTTAACGTGTGCCATTGTTTCACTCACATCAGTCATCTTCATGTTCCATTTCGGCAAAGATCATACTCTCCTTCATCATCATCATCCGCATAGTGATGTGTAACTAAGAAATCAACGATAGGCACTAAATCTGCATGACCCTTGCTATACAAACCAATAGTATGCTGAGTCTCTTTGCCTTCATAATCTACAGTAGTAATCTCAAGATCACGACTGCCAAAGTTATTGAATAGCTTGGTAACCTTAAGCTCAACCTTAGTTACATTGTGAATACTTAGTGAATACATGCGCTTTCTCCTTACGCTAGTTCTAACCATGACTTGTGCTTCATGGCCTTAATGATGGCTGCTTCACGGATACGTCTCGCATTCTCTGGCGACTTGGCTTCGTCCGTGTGTGTAGCCCATGATGTTAGACAGTTATACAAAGCCCACTTGGTATTACCTAACTGCGCTCGTTCATTATCAAAGCCACCCAGTAGATTCTGTAACTGCCTGTCATTAAACTTAGCATGACTTGCCTTGTGTTGTACGTTACATACAGTCTTTTTAAAGAAGGACTCTGCTTGTTCGGTAGTGACAGGTG